GGGGAACATGTCCACCTCGGCGTTCTGCATCGACGTCGGCGCTTGGCTCGGCGGATCGACCTGGATGTTGATCGCCTTCTGCAGGCGCAGCTCCTTCACCTGCAGGCCGCCGTTGTCGCCGAGCGCGACCATTCCAGGCGACTCGCCGTAGGTGTCGCCACCGACGACCTTCCACCGCGGGGCGAGCACGGGGAATCGATCGAAGCCACCCTCGCGCAGCGACCGACCTTCGTCGTTGCCGAGCTCGTAGTAGAGGCTGCGCCATGGTTTGTTGAGCGTGTCGATCTTGCCCGGCTCGCGGTCCTCGCGCGGCTCGATCACGTGGACGATCGTCACCGCCGAGCCGAGGTTGCCAGACTTGAACCGACTCTGCACGTCGATCGAGCAGTTCTCGAGGCCGAACTCGCGCACCGTCTCCGCGACCGTCTTCTGGAACTCGCGGAAGCACGTGTTGACCATCCCGTCGTAGTCCATCGCGAGCGCGAACTCGCCGATGGTCGAGGGGTGCAGGTGGAACGTGTTGCGCTGGTGGGGCAGCACGATCGAGCACGCGGTGCCGAACACCGCCAGCTCCTCATACATGCCGTGCAGCACGCCGTAAAAGTTGCTCGACTGGAACTTGACCTGCATGCGGCGGACGCAGTCGTCGAGCCACACGCGCACGCGGTAGAAGCGGTTGAGATCGGGGTCCGGCGCCAGCAGGCGGAACCAGGGTCGCGCGGGACTGGTGCTGTGCGACATCAGCCCGGCCGCGCACACGCCGGCAGCCCACACGCCGGTGTTGTTCAGGATCTCGTTGTGCCGCGCCTCGCCGCGGTTGCGATCACTCGCGAGGAACCGGCCACTGCGCGGCAGGAACCTGCGCGACAGCGTCGACCAGTGCGGCACCCAGGATTGCTTCTCGGTGTTGGCGGCTTGGCGCCGCTGCTCGAGCAGCTTGCGCTGCGCCACCGGGCCGGCGTTCCACTGCGATGCTTGGTCGACCATCGCCATGGGTCACTGCCCCAACAGCGACGTGCGACCGAGCTTCAGCGCGCTCGGGTCCACGCCGCCAGAGAGGAACGTCGACTTCGACCCGCCACTCGACAGCGCCTGCTCGCCGGCCAGCAGCGACGTCAGGTCCGGCTTCTTCTTGTTGGCGTTGGCGAACTCCTCGGCGTTCTGCTGCATCTGCCGCTGCGCGGCGGACTGCGCGTCCTTCTGCGCCTTGTCCTGCTTGTGCATCGCGTCCTTGCCAGCGCTCGCAGCTCGCTCGCCGCTGTAGACGCCGTAGCCGAGAGCGGCCACAGCAGCGATCGTCCCGGTGACAGCCATGCGATTACAGCTCCCTGCTGTAGATGACGTCCTGCACGCGATACTTGCTGCTGGGCCTGCCCAGCAGGCGATCGAGCGCGGTGCCCTGCTTCGCGTGCCACAGCACGAGTTGCGCGCCGCGCTCCTTGGCGATGCGCTCCGTCTCGGCGATCAGGTCGAGGCCGAGGCCGGTGCGGCGGTGTTCCTGGGCGACGAACAGGATGTCGTTCTGCGCGTAGGTCAGCCCGGCGTAGTGCAGGTGCTGGGTGATGAACGACACCGCGTAGCCGACCAGTTGCTGCTCCGGCGTCCACGCAGCGAGTGCGAGCATCGCGCCGGCCGCCTCGAGCGCACGGTAGCGCAGCTCATGCGGCTCCAAGACCATCAGCCGCTTGTTGAGCGCGATCTCCTGCCAGTGCGCCTTGAACAGTGCAGACGCATGCACAAGCATCTCGTCGACGTTCGACAGCTCGATCTGGTAGGCGGACGTCCGCATGCCCGGCAAAGCTACGGCGGTGCCGATGCCTCGCGGGACCCGGAGGAATAGCGCGGGGTCAGCCCCGTGAACTGCACGTTGGCGATGCGCCTCGCGATGTGGTCGAGCCCGTAGCTTATGCGTGCGATGTAGGCGAACCGCATCCGTTCGATCAGGTCAGCACCAGTCGGGCAGCACCGCTCGACGCAGCTCGTGTATCGACGGCGGCGCTTGTTGCGCCGTTGCCGGCGACGACGACCGTGGCGCGTGGTCATGGCGGTGGACAGCGCCCGTAGACCTCGCGCGATGGGTTCGACAGCTTCATCCAGGCGACGTTTGCCGGCGATGGTTCCATGGGAGAGAACACGCGCAGCTTGCCGTCCTCGTCGGGTCCGATGGCACTCGCCCCGTAGAGTATCAGGTTGCTGGCGTGCTCATCCCACAGCTTGCGGAACAACACCACGGGCAACGGTGTTCGCACGCGTAGCGGCTCTGGCCCCGCGGGCAACGGCAGGTTGCGCGCGAGGCCGAGCACGGCGCCGGCAAGGCAGCGAGCGAAGAAGCCGCGGCGGTTCATGGCGCGGATGCTAGCCGTCACCGGCCGCCAGGTCGATACTCGCGCTCGCGGCTCGGCCGATCGCGCAACGGGGCGAGCGGGTCATACTCGCGTTGCACGCGGTCGTGCCCGCCGATGCGCTTCAGCTCGGTCATCTTCGGCGTCATCAGAAGCGCGAGGATGTAGGCCGTTCCGTGGTCGGGCGAGCGACCGATTCGCTTCACGATCTCGTCGCGCGACTCGACGATGATCAGCGGCCCGGCCATCTCCCACAGCGGGGCGGCGAGGTCGGCGAGCAGATTCTGGTCGGGCGGCAGGCAGATGCCGGTGTTGTTGATCGGGTCGAGCGCCTCGCGCATCTGCCACCACAGTTGCGTGCGCACGTTGCGGAACCGCAGGCGGCCGTCCTTGCTGACCGCGGTGCTCTGCTCGCCCATGTTGATGCCGAGCACCTGCTGCTGCGCTTGCATCAAATAGCCGTATGGCTGCGAGCCGACGCCGAACAGGTCGATGTGGATCGGCGCGCGGTCGCGCGTGGCGGCGATGCACCATCCGGCCACCACCGCGCCGTCCTTCGTCGTGCGACCCTCGTAGACGATGGGCACGTCGAACCACATGCCATGCCGGCGCGCGATCACCGTGTTGTCATCGCCGCCCAGCGCGACATCGACACCGGTCGAGTCCATCGGGGCCAGCTTCGCCGGCTTCGTCCACCGCGCCATCGCCGCTTCGATCCACTCGGTTGGTATCACTTGGAACGGGTCATCCTTCACGCCGGCCTGGAAGTCGCCGTAGAGCAGTTGGCTGCGCAGCGGCTCGGGCATCGCCATGATCCGGCGCTCGTAGTCGGTGCCCGCGAGGTATGGGTTGTCCTTCACGCGACTCGGCACGAAGGTGCGCGAGTTCGGTCTGATCACCTCACCCTTGTGCGTGAACTCGGCGGATCCCGCGACCTCGCGGTCCTTGCCGTCGATGCGCGCGAACCATCGCAGCTCGCCGGGCTTCGCCGGGTTCGGGTGCTTCTTGTCCAGCCACGGGGCGAAGTACTCGATGACCCATCGGCCCTCGGCGCGCTGCGGCGGGTTGAACGTCATCAGCACGCGGCATCGCTGCGTCGGGTCGGTGGTGCGCAGCCAGCCCATGAGGAACTCGGGCGCGCGCCGACGCATCGTCGCCGCCTCGTCGAACACCAGCAGGTCGTGCGGTCGCCCGCGATACTTCTCTTCGTCGCCTGGGTTCGGGAACGAGCCAAGCTCGATCTGCACCTGCTTCCCGTCGGCGCGCACGTATCGCCAGATGTCGCGCCCTCGAGTGCCGCCGCGGCCGGCGAGCAGTTCGCGCAGACGATCGTCGATCGCGGTCAGCTCGGTGCCGTTCTCGCGGAAGATGCCGATGCGCTGGTGCTGCGTGCACGCCAACCCGATCGCCAGATCGGTCTTGCCACCACCTGCTGCGCCGCCGTAGCCGACCACGTCGGCCAGCGACTCGAGCGCCATGCGCTGCGGGCCTGGCGTCGGTCGCCAGATCACCGTGTCGCTGTCGAGCAGCGCGAGGAACTCTTCGCGCTGCTGCTCGGTCATGAAGGCGAGCTCAGGAACGAGCCGCGGGTCCACGCTTACGTGCCCTCGAGCGATCGCCGCAGAATGCGCCATGCAGTTGCCGCCACTGCTGGCACCTGTCCGTTGCCGATCGCGTGCAGTCGGTCCACCCGAGAGGCCACCCCATCAGCCACTCGACCCACAGGGGGTTCAACGATCCACCAACCTGCTCGGGCAACGGTCGCGAGTTCTTCGCCTTGGTCGCCGCGCTCGACTTGCCGCTCTTCCAGTCGCGCGACATCGGCGTGTTCCACACGACGTCTGTCAGCGTGGTGCCCGAGTGACTCTGCCAGTGCGGCTTGCGCGCGGTTGCTCGACGGCTGCCGATCGCGTCGGCTGCCGTTGGCGTTGACAGCCAGCAGCCACCATCGCTTGCGGAGGTGTGGCGCACCAACATCCGCTGCACTGAGGCAGAGTGCTGGCGGGACGCGGTAGCCCAATCGCTGAAGGTCATGGAAAGGCTCTTCGAGTGCCGCGAGCGAGACGTTCTCGGCGAAGACGTAGGTCGGTCTGATCTCATCGATGATGCGGGCCATGTCGGGCCACAGGTGTCGAGGGTCCTTCGTGCCGCGGCGCTTGCCGGCGGTCGACCACGGTTGGCATGGGAATCCGCCGCAAATAACGTCAACTGGTGTGTCAATCTGTTCTCCTGTTAGTGTTGATACATCATTAAAAATTGGCACATCGGGCCAATGCTTTTGTAATACCTTTTGGCATTTTTTATCTACCTCACAGAAAGCAACAGTCTTCATGCCAGCACGTTCAAGACCTAAACTAAAACCACCAATACCGCTAAACAAATCTAGTACATTCATAATTTCGCGTATGGATCGTATTCTTTAACTGGCTTAACAACGGATTGATCAGCACTACGTTTTACAGGTTGCGCATACGTGAGTGCTAACGCATCTGCGATGTCTGGACTGCCGTTATCTGGCAATCGCTTGCGTATCTCATCTTTGCTCTCGAGCTTGATGCGATTCGCAGCGTCAAAGCGATACGTTGGTGTTGCTAATTCGACTTTGAGCGCTTGCAAGTTTGG